AGAAGTGTATGCGGAGACGTGGCGATGGCTGAAGTCCCTCGGCTGTGAGCGTTTGGTAAACACTCAGCTCATCAACCAGTATGCAATGAGCGTAGCCCGACAGGTGCAGTGTGAGGAAGCCGTTTCTGAGTTTGGCTTCTTAGCAAAGCATCCTACCACCGGCAATGCAATCGCCAGCCCGTATGTATCCATGCTGCAGCAGTTCACCAAGCAGGTAAACCAGGCATGGTTCCAAATCTACCAGATTGTAAAAGAAAACTGCTCCGTCGATTACTCCGGCGCAAACCCGCAGGATAACGTGATGGAGAGACTATTGAGAGCGAGGAAAGGATAATGTTTGAAAAAGTAAACCCCAGCCACCCGGACAAGGTGGCAGACCGTATCGCTGGAGCCGTCGTGGATCTGGCGTATCAGTTGGAGGATAACCCCAAAGTCGCCGTCGAGGTGCTCATTGGTCATGGGAAGTGTCACGCTATTGTAGAGACCACTGCTGCATTAGAGGAAGAGTCGATCGCCGCCGCAATCAAACGGATCGCCGGGGACGTGATGGCAGATATCGTGATTGTCCCGCAAGACGCTCACCTGACCCGCAATCAGGAGAAGGGTGTGCGCTGTGGTGACAATGGCATCTTTAAGGGCGTGCCTGTTACCGAGGAGCAAAAGGAACTCTCCAGTATCGCCAAGGATATCTATAGTGAGTATCCTTACGATGGCAAATACATCCTGAATGATGGTCGGCTTATCATATGCCAGAGCAACGCAGCTGCTGCAGATCTTCGAAAGGCCTACCCCCATGCAGAAATCAACCCGCTCGGCGATTGGACCGGCGGTCCCGACGTGGATTGCGGTGCCACCAATCGAAAACTTGGCAGCGACATGGCCGATTCTGTCACCGGCGGCGGACTCCATGGCAAGGATCTGTCTAAGGCTGACGTGTCCGTCAATATCTACGCCTTCTTAAAGGCGCAGCAGACAGGTAGTCCCGTAGAGCTTTGTTGTGCCATCGGCGACGATACTATCGACGGGAAACATTACTCTGAAATTGTTGAGATTGCCCGCCGCTACATCAAACGGGTCGGCGGGTTTGAAAAGTTCGCAAAGTGGGGCCTTGTATGAATGTAGGGATTATTGATGCCGACCTTATCGGTCGCAGACGGCATCGGTTTCCCAACCTCGCTTGTATGAAGCTTTCCGGCTATCACAAAAAACAAGGACATCATGTAGAATTGGTTTTGTCATATGAAAACCTATACCGTTTTGACAGGCTGTATCTATCTAAGGTGTTTACGGATACGCCGGTCTCTGAAGAAGTGCTGGTGCTGCCCAACCTAGAGTATGGTGGCACCGGTTTTTACTACGATAAAGCCCCGGCGCTGCCCGATGCCGTTGAGCATCATATGCCAGACTATCACCTGTACGATGCTTGGGTGGAGAGTCAGCTGGCCGCAGGAAAGCCTCCGCGGGAGTTTGCGTACTATACCGACTATTCTATAGGTTTTTTGACGCGTGGCTGTTTTCGTAAATGTAGCTTTTGTGTCAATCAGAACTATGATCGTGTGCAACTGCACTCACCGCTGGAGGAGTTCTACGACAGGGGCCGCGAGAAAATCTGTCTTTTGGATGACAACTTTTTGGGCTGCCCGGATTGGAAGAGACTCATCATCCAGCTTCAAAATACCGGGCGCTATTTCCAGTTCAAACAGGGCCTTGATGAGAGGCTTCTGACAGATGAGAAGTGCAGCCTTCTATTCCAAAGCCGATACGATGGAGATTATATTTTCGCCTTCGATAATGTTGCGGACGCTCCGCTCATCGAGGAGAAAATTAAGCTCCTGCGCCGCTATACCAATACCGTGCCCAAGTTCTACTGTTTCTGTGGTTTCGACCGGGCCGGGAAATGGGATGCGGATTTCTGGCGACAGGATATTTTTGGTTTATTCCAGCGGATTGCTCTTTTGCAGAAGTATCGGTGCTTGCCATACATCATGCGTTTCTGCCGCTACACAGAAAGCCCTTATCGTGGCATGTATGTAAGTATCGCCCGCTGGTGTAATCAGCCTAGCTTCTTCAAAAAGAAAAGCCTCCGGGAATTTGGCCTTGCCAATGGATCCGGAAGTGCCTGTTACAGATACCTGAGTGATTTTGAGGATCGGTTCCCCGAGGTCACTCCTTTTTATGACCAGAAGTTTGGAGGTGGCCTATGAGTAGGACCACAAAAGATATGAAATTGGTGCCGGTGGATAGGCTCGTCCCTTATGCCAACAACGCACGCACGCATTCCCCGGAGCAAATCACAAAGCTGCGCTCTTCCTTACGAGAGTTTGGCTTCATCAATCCGGTCATCATTGATCAGAACTACAGCGTCATTGCTGGCCATGGCCGCATCATGGCAGCCAAGGAAGAAGGCATCAAGGAAGTACCTTGTGTGTTTGTAGACCATCTGACTGATGCCCAGAAGAAAGCATATATCCTTGCCGACAATCGTATGGCGATGGATGCAGGTTGGGACGAAGAACTGCTGCGTATTGAGTTAGAGGGGCTTCAGGCTGCAGACTTCGATTTGGCGCTAACTGGCTTTGATGACAAAGAGCTGGCAGACTTGTTTAAGGCTGATACGGAAAGTGAAGTTCAAGACGACGATTTCGATCTGACTGCCGCTCTTGAGAAGGCGTCTTTTGTTGAACGTGGTGATGTCTGGACCGTTGGTAGGCATCGACTGATGTGTGGCGATGCAACCTCTCCCGAAGACGTTGCTGCTCTCATGGATGGGAAGAAAGCAAACCTTATATTGACGGATCCGCCCTACGGAGTTTCTTTCAAAAGCTCCAGCGGCCTCACCATCAAAAACGACAGCATGAAGAACGAGGAGTTTTACAACTTCCTTCTGGCCGCCTTTGAAAATATGGTGGCACACCTCGAAAGCGGTGGCAGTGCCTATGTGTTCCACGCAGACACGGAGGGGCTCAACTTCCGCAGAGCTTTTGTGGACGCCGGGTTTCATTTGGCCGGTTGCTGTATCTGGGTGAAAAACTCCCTCGTGCTGGGCCGGAGCGATTATCAGTGGCAGCACGAACCTGTCCTCTATGGTTTCCTGCAGAACGGTAAACACGCCTGGTATTCCGATCGGAAGCAGACGACCATCTGGAACTTCGATAAACCGAAGCGGAACAAGGACCATCCCACATCGAAGCCTCTGGACTTGCTGGGATATCCGCTGTGCAATTCAACGCAGGAAAACGCTGTGGTAATTGACACCTTCGGTGGCTCCGGTTCTACTCTAATGGCATGTGAACAGGCCAACCGCATCTGCTATACCATGGAGCTGGATGAGAAGTACGCCTCTGTAATTCTGCGCAGATATGTGGAGGATACCGGAGATGCGGAGGGCGTGTATGTTATTCGAAAAGGCCAGAAAATCCCCTATTCGGAGCTGGTCAAGGAAGTCGTTCATTAACTGTATATTCAACACATTTTAGCCCGTTTAATTGTGAGGTATGACACCCTGAATTAACTTGCTATATGTGCTTTTCAGAGCGATCATGTGACTACCCAAAAACAAGGAGGAATAGCACATGTCAACATTTGAACTCAACTACAACATGCGCGGTGAAGACCGCAAGCGGCTGGTGGCAGCAATCAGTGAGGTCACCGGCAGCAAGGCAAAGTACCTCGGGATGCCCTCGGCAGCCTACCAGGTGGACCAGTTCACCATCACCAAGACCGGCAGCGTTCTTTTTGACAACAGCGCGGATTGCGCAGAAACTGAACGCCTTGTCCAGCAGCTGGCCGAGCGCGGCTTCGAGGCCGAGTACGACGACACCTTCGCCACACAGCCCCCGATAGGTGGCCCGGAACCCTTGGAAGATTGCCCGCCCGCATACAGCACCCCCGAGGCAAACGACACCGTTGGCCTCACCATCACACTGCCTTTGGATAAGGTCAATCTTGGGAATCTGACCAACCTGCTGGATGCCAAGGGAAAGTTGATCCAAAAGGCACTCGGCATTACCCGTACCCCCATTGAGCTGGGCAAGGAAACGGTATCCTTCCCTTGGTTCGATACTATGCCCACCCCTGATGAGGCGAAGGCCTACGGAAGCTTCATCTGCAAACTCTGCAGCATGACAAGGAATCAGCAACGAGTCTCTCGGACGGAAAAGGAAGTGGACAACGAGAAATATGCTTTCCGCTGCTTCCTCCTCCGCTTGGGATTCATCGGCGCAGAGTACAAGACTGAACGCAAGATCCTGCTTTCAAAGCTCACCGGCAGCTCTGCCTTCAAGAGTGGAAATCCGAAAGTCCAGGAGTACGTGGAGCGTATTGAAAGCGACCCGGAACTCTATGACGATGTGATGAGTCTTCAGGATGAGGAGGTGTCGGCATGATCGTTTATGTGACTTCCATGGATGCCATCCCCGCAAACTGCATGGACTGTAAGATGGCTTGTACCTATCCTACCAGCGCCCGTGATAACACCCGCGTTCTGAAACCTTACGTCACCAAGCGCCATCCCAAGTGCCCCCTACGCGAAATCAAAAAAGATGAGGAGGTGTTCATCCATGCGATTTCCAAGTAAGGAGATTGTGGACCGGGTACGTAAGCAGTACCCGGTCGGCTGCCGCGTCGAGTTACTCCATATGGATGATGTTCAAGCGCCTCCGATCGGCACCCGAGGGACTGTTCGCGGTGTAGACGACACCGCATCTATTCTGGTTCGCTGGGATAACGGCTGTGGTTTGAATGTGGTATACGGCGAAGACTTTGTAAAGAAGGTGGATGACGATGAAGCGTCCTGAGGCCCGCCTGTGCCCCCACTGCGGGAAGGAATACCTTGGTGAGCCTGCCTTATCCCGAGCAGATAACTCGACCCTCATTTGCTCCGAGTGCGGTACCCGCGAGGCTCTCGAAATCGCAGGAATAACGGGGGCCGCACAGGACGAAATCATCGAGGAAATCCTGCGTCATATTCATGCATAAAGCACACTTTGTCCTCCGGATATTTGTGTAGTATATCCCCGGAAATTGACTTGATATAATGTGTATTCAGAGCGATCATGTCACTACCGAAAGGGACTACACCACTACAAAATGGAGGATTTCACAATGAAAATCAGTGAGATGAACGCAAGACAGAAGAAGGCCTTTTACAACATCAAGCACGCTGCCAACTGGCTTCTGGGCGGCCTCGAGAACACCATGCTGGACAACGCCGAAGGAACCGAGGAATACGAAAACGCCAGAGCCGCCCTTGCCGATCACGAGGGCCTCGTGAACACCCTTTATGACATGGCCACCACGGATCTTTACGATGAAGGCAGCTGCTGCTTCAACGCCGCTGCTGCCAGCTACCTCAAAGACATCCGCTTCTGCGGTAAGGCTTGGCTGATGGAGCGTTGCGAAAAGCGGATCACCAAGGAAGGCTACTAAGCAAACCCCGCAGCAATTGGGCTTCGGCCCTTTTGCTCGTTATGCAGATAATCTACACAATACAAGCGCTGATTCTTTGGTGGATATATGTGTCCGGATTGACTTGCTATAGTGTGCATTCAGAGCGATCATGTGTGTACACCAAAACGAAGGGAGCACACCACCATGAAGAAAATCGACCTTTTTGAACGCGCCATCGCAGAGCAGGCCGCCAGCCTCAAGGACTATGGCATCAACGCAACCGCCTTCTGGGCCTACCGCAAGAGTATCGATGCTGGCAACGACCTGATTGACTTCTCCGAGGTTATTTGGGACACCGACATTGAGGCCATTGTCGAGACCTTCACCACCGCCGGAGTTACCGAGTTCACCA